GGGCGCGCAGCTCCTTGGCGAGCAGCGGCAGCAGGTCGCGCGGCACCGGGACGTCCAGCCAGGTGGGCTGCAGGTAGACGTCGCAGCCCCAGCGGTGCAGCGCCCGGGCGAGCCCCCAGCCGTCCCTGCCGTAGCCGCTGTAATCAGAGAACGGGCTCTTGATCAAGATTTTGATGGGCTCGCCAGCTGGCATCCGTCTCCCCCTCCGCGCGACTGCGGTTACTTCACCCGGCGGGCCGGCGGTGATGACGCGGCCACAGGTAACTATTCGGTCGCGTCGCTCCAGCCCGAGAACTCCACTCCGAAGTAGGCCGTTCCGCGCAGCATCCAGTCGCCGTCGCTCACCGGCTGGAAGACGGGCTCGGTCAGCAACTGGCAGCCGACCGTGCACAGGTCGCCCCACATCACCGTGTCCGGGTCGGTGCGCTGCAGCCGGAACTGGACCGCGTTGAACACCGCCATGCCGCGGTTGCCGGTGGCGGAGGAGGACTCGGCGACGTTCTGGCCGGCGTCGCGCTGCGGGTCGATCCAGATGTCCACGCGCAGCCGCCGGTAGCGGGCGGTCGACATCGGCACCGGGACCTCCCAGCCGCCGAAGTCACCGCACACGAGCGCCGCGGCCGACGTGCCCTCCATCACCTTGAGCACGCCCTGGCTCATGTCGCTGAACAGCCACGGCTTGCCGGCGAAGCCGGGCGGGTCGGTCAGCGGGTAGGCCCCGAGCAGGCCGGTGACGTCGGCGAAGCCAGCCAAGTAACGAACTGCCCCGGTCGCTACGTCATCAGGCATGCACCGACAATCGGGTGCCGAACCTAGTGCAGTAGCACCTCTTGGTCGGCACCCAACCGCGGTCTACCTTCTGCTTCAGCTTGTTGAGGTTGCTCAAGGTGATGAGGCGTTCCGATTCACACTCTTCGCAGCGAACCAGGATTGCCCTCTGCAACCGAGGAGTTCCGTTGGGCAGCACACCCGCTGTTACTGGTTCCACCTCCCCGAGTATTCGGACACGTCCAAGGTGCCCTGAGGGGACTTCAACTGTTCGCACAGGCCGACGATTTCCTACTTGTACGAAAGAGTCTGCCCAGCGCACATTGCCCGGCTCGTAATTCCCGTTGTTATTGATGCGGTCAAGTGAGTAAAGAGGCCGCCCGCTGGCATACACGCCCTCCGGCCGCAAGCCGATCTCTGCCACCACATCCGCAAGGAACACCTGGAAGTCATGCCAGGACTCATGCACTTTGATACCCCGGCCGCCGTAGCGCGGGTAGTCGGCCGCATCCTCGTTTTCACAGCGCCGGAGCATCATGCGCCAGGTGGTGTGGAGCGGATCGACAACCAGCCAGGCAGCGTACAGTTCCTCGGTAGTCACGATACCCATCGTACCCGCTGTACCGTTGGCATGGTGGTACAGTGTGCCTGTGAATCAGGAACAGCCAAAGCTCTTGGAGCTAGACGGTCGGCGGCGCATCAGCCTCGGCGCGCTCGCTCGCCACAACTACTACTTCGCGGAAGAACAGGACGACGGGGTAATTGTCCTGACGCCGGCGGTCGTGATGCCTGCAGCCCAGGCCGAGCGGATCGATGACTTCCTCGACCACCCGGAAACGGGTACACGACGAGTGCCCAACCAGCCACGCCGCCCCTAATCGCCGCCGCTCTTCCACGGCAGGCCGCCCGAGGGGGCCTCGCCGCCCTTCCAGTCGGTCACCCAGTCCCAGAATGCCTGCCGGACGCCCTTCTCGAAGAAGTGCCCGCCCGGGTCAAAGAAGTAATGGCGTCCCGGAGAGGGGTGGTACTTGGTCGCCCGGTCACCGCGGGCCAGCTCGAAGATGCCCGGGTCCCGGTCGTAGTCCATCTCCCCTGACCAGGTGAACTTGTCAAAGTGCGACTGCGGGTGCCCGGAGGCGCGCAGCGCGCCGGTGATCCAGTGCACCCGGCCCTCGGTGATGCTGAACCCCAGCAGGAGGGCGGCCTCCATGTCGGCGATGGTCCGGGTACCGGGACCGCGGGCGAGGCGGTCCAGCTCCTCGCCCGCGCCGTTCAGGTAGACCGCGAAGTACTCACCCATCAGGCGCTGGCCTCTACGCCGACGACCCCCACCTGCCGCAGTACGCTCATCTCAGCCTCCCAGGCGGCCCGCTGGTCCAGCCGGCGGGCATTGACCATCACAACGGTGCCCTGGCTCAGCCCGCGCAGTTGCTCCGGCTGCCGGGCGTACCGCCACTGCGTGCGCTGCAGGCCCTGCCGACGGGCCCACAGCTCGGCCTCCCGGAACCGGGGAGCGGCGACCAGGACGGGCCCGTTCACTCCGGGCTCCCCGGGAACGGCGTCGGGCTGCCCGGCTTGAGCATCTGGCTGACCTCTACCACCTGCACTTCTATGTGATGTGCGCCAATCAAGCTTTGTGCAACATCCGGAATCAACCTGATTTCAAATGTGCCGTAGACCGGTCCCTCCACGCACAGCAGCCGGTCCCCCGCCTTCACCAGCGACGCGCCGTTGGCGTCAGGGGACGGGTCAAAGTAGCAGACGCCCGTCCGGTCCGGCGCGCGCCCGGCCACCACCGGGGCGGGCTGGTCCTTGCCCGGGCGCAGGAACGTCAGGTCAAGGCGGCACTGCAGCAGGCCGGGGGTCCCCAGGAAAGGGTCCACCACGTCGGTCACCGGGTCCCAGGCGAACGACATGCCGCCGCCGGAGTCGAGCGAGGGGTTGAGGCGCAGCACCTGGCAGGTGGAACTGTAGAACATCCGCATGCCCTGCCCGGGGGCGAAGGGCTGGTAGGGCTGCGGCGTGGTCATGACCTAATGATCGGAGGGCGGTTCCTGGCGACGAACCTGCGCGGTGAGCACCGGCCGGGGGAAGGCGTGAACGTCGTCCTGGATGAGCGCGACCTCCAGGACGAACTTTCGCAGGCTGTACGTGATCTCGACCGGAAACAGCTCCTGGGCCTCGACGTCCGGCCCGTAAAGGGCCGGGAAGGAGACTTCGGCGTAGAGGCTCTCGCCGGTGACGTCCACCACGTGGCCGTCCGGGTACTCCACGGCCAGGGTGAGCCTGGCTACCTTCTGCTTAACACCGTGCGGGAACGGGCCCCTCAGGATGCTCACCAGTTCACGTGCCCGTAGATAACCAGGTCGCCGAGGATGAACAGCGCGGAGAAGACCCCGGCCAGGGCTGCCAGCATCAGCAGGTCGCGCCCGAGCTTCCACCAGGGCCCGTGCTCGGGCAACCCGCGGTGCACCATCACATCACCTGCCAGCCGTACCCGTGGAAGAAGTTCCACACCTTGCCGTGCACGCCCTCCGGCCAGTACCAGTCCGTCGCCCAGCCTGGCGGCGCGAAGAAGGCCCACAGGCCGCCGAGGAACCCGTCGTTGCGGAGCTTGCTCATGCAGCCGGGATCGGCGTGTACCGCTTCACCCGGATGCCACCGGCCTCAGCGTAGCGCGCGCAGTGCCCGGTCCCGTGCGTAACGTGGAAAGGCCAGCCGTCATCCGGCTTGCGCCCGGCACAGTCCTTCCGCTCGCAGGGCAGCCCGAAGGCCAGGCAGCCCCACGCGCCGAGGCGCACCATCTCCTCGCTGCGCCGGAAGCCGGCCGCGCGGTCGAACGAGCCGCTCGCGTACCAGTCCACCGGGTGCCGCTCGGTGCCGCCGCCCAGGTACTCGTCCCAGTAGGTCTCGCACAGCAGGTCGGCCCCGCGCGGGCAGGCCCCGCTGACCAGGAGCGTCTCCGGGTCGTAGAGCCACACCTTCTTGAGCGCGGCCCAGATGACGCGGGCGTCGTCCCAGTCCTGCGACCCGGTGACCAGCAGGCGGCGGCGCGGGGCCTCAGCCCCCGGGCAGGTATCCGTCACGCCCGTTGATACGCCTAAGACGGGTCGGCCGGGAACATCTCCGCGTTGATGCTGAAGAAGCTCATGTCGAGCTGGTCCCTGTCCGCTGGCCCGACCAGCTCCAGGCGGCCGGTCTCCTCATCGACGTGAATCCAGGTCTCGTCACTGCGGGCACGCTTCTCGAAGCCCGTGACCTGGCCGTAGAAAAGGCCGGCCAGCGCCTGCCGCCTGGCCAGGCGGCGCACGGCCAGGTCGAACATCGGCACGCCGGTCTGCTCGCCCTTCACCTCGATCGCCTGGGCGTTGCGGGCGATCTCCTGGTCCGGCTTGGCGTAGGAGTAAGACCCGATCGCCTCGCTCTCCAGCGGGCTGGCGAGCACCTGCTGGTAGGGCCAGCGCAGGTACAGGTGGTCGCCCATCTCCATGACGCCCATGTTGGCCAGCTGCTGGAAGTCCGGGCTGAGCCCGGCGTAGTCGTCCGCCCCCAGCTCGGTCAGGACAGTGAACATCATCGTGGCCTGCAGCAGCGCCGAGTTCACGTAGCTGGTGTAGCTGGCCAGCGGCCGGCCGGTGTAGTCAGCCAGCTCCGCCGGGGTGGGCACGGGCCAGGTCACGGCCTCACCCGAACGCCGGGGCCGGCACCGCCCGGCCGCGCCGCCGCTCGGCCTCGTCCGCGGCGCGGAGCTGGTCCTCGGACGGCCCGGCGAGCGCGACCTTGTTGCCCTGCGCGTCCCGGCTGAACAACTGCTCGAAGCTGCCGGCCGCCTCGGTGTACGAGGGACGGCCGGGCCACGGCCCGTGGTCGAACTTCTGCTCGCCCCAGCGCTCGATCTGCTGCCAGCGGTTCAGGGTGATCCAGCCGAGTGCCTCGGTCCAGCGCGGGTGCCCCGGGCCGATCGACAGCTCCTGGCCGCGGTACCAGACCTGGCCGAACGCGGTCAGCCCGTCGGCGATGAAGTGAATCAGCACAGCCTCGCCCTCGGCGGGCACGAACTTCTGCGGCTGGCTCTCGAACTGCGCGGCTGCCGCGATAGCCTCGGCGTGCTGGCGCTCGCGTTCCGCCCGCTCCGCGGGCGTCAGCTCAGCAGCCGGGCGCGGGCGCTGCATCGGCTCCCCGGCAGGCGGGAGCGCCGCGCCCATCGGCATGCCGCAGGTCGCGCAGAACCGGAAGTCACGGTGGTTCTCGTGGCCCAGGGCGCACCGCGCGAACTCCCCGGCCGGGGCGGGCATCTCCGCGGCCTCCGGGGCCGTGCTCGGGCGCAGCCGCTCGGACACGGCCACCACGTCGATAACGGCCTGCGCGCCGCTCAGTCCTGCCATGCGCAGGCAATCGGCGGAACGCGAAGGGGCCCGTCGCCGACGGGCCCCTTGCGGTACAGGCAGATCCCTCCGAGGAGGTTGGCTCAAAGCTTACCCGAAATCGGGAGGGACGGCTCACGGCCCTGCTTCGGTCCCGCAGGCTCGTACTGAGTCGTGGCCTGAACTCGGTCTCCCGGGTGGCGGCGTCCGCCCCTCCCTCATTCCCGGTGCCGGGTCCGGGCTGGGTGGGCCCGTGCCGCGGCACGGTAACTACTACGCCCGGACGCCGGAAGCCCCCGGACTTCCACCTCCGGGGGCTTCCTGATCACGGCAGGGGGCAGGGCCCTCGCCCTGAGGCTAGTCGATCGTGCCCGCTCCGCCCGGGTAGTAGCCCGCGGGGGCGGCGCTTCCGTTGGAGATGACGTTGGTGGCGACCAGCATCTGCTCGGGGCGGGTGACGATGGGCAGGAAGTGAAGCTCCAGGAGGTACTGGCGGGCCGACGGGTCCTTTTCCTTCCAGGTCTTCGCGTACTTGCCCGTGAAGCCCTGCGGGGCCTCGTCGTCGGCGGTCGGGCCGATCAGCACCTCGATCGGCCGCTGGTCGGTGTAGTTGCCCATGTAGATCATGCCGTCAGGCACGAAGAACGTCAGGTTGCCGAGGTCGGACTCGAAGACCTGCTCCACCGTGGTCCAGGACAGGCCCATGAAGCCGGTCATGATGCCGGTGGAGTAGTACTCGTCCTTCATCCGGTCGCTCAACATCGTCGCCGGGATGGACACGGTGGACGCCTGGGTGGCGGACACCCACGCCTCCATCAGGCCGGCCATGGTGACCGAGGTGGCGAACACTTCCTTGGCCGGCACCCGGCCGTGCACCTGCAGGAGCCTCTTCCAGGACCGGACGTCCTCGATCATGCCCACCGGCGTGGCGTAGGTGATGGTGCCGCCGCCCGCGTTCAGCGCGGTGTTGGCCTGGCCGAGGGTCGCCGCGCTGCCGGGCGAGCCCGAGCCCGCGCCGCCGGTGGTGTAGTAGGCCAGCGCGGTGTTGGTGACCCACGGCACGGCCGGGGTGACGAAGTGGCTCGACGGGAACTTGTAGTCGACCGTGGCCTGGACGTCGGCGTAGTTGTACTGGATGCCCCCGCCCAGGGCCTGCCAGGCGCTCCACTCCATGAAGTTGTCGAACCGCTGGTTGAGGTCGTTGATCTCCCTCAGAACGGCCTGCTCGGCGTTGATGCGCGCGATCTCGCCCGGCGTCCGCAGCCAGTGCAGCGTCGTCGGCTCGAAGACCTTCTTCTCGCGGAGGTAGATGAAGCTCGCGCTCTCCTGCGAGCGGCCGAGCCGGGAGACGATGTGCGCCTCGGAGTTCGGCACGTTCGGCTTGGCGACCGCGCGCGAGCCCTTCACCACATCCCAGGTAGCGCTGGGGAAAGGCCAGGGGGTCTGGTCGAGGCGGTTGAGCAGCAGGAGGGTCTCGGGCGTCACGAACTTCTCGACAACCCCGCGCAGCACAACTGGCTCAAGAAGGCTGATATCAGGCACTGCTAGCCCCTCAATGTCCGGGTTCGCTCGGTCAGTCAGCGACACCAGCGGGGGTGCCCGGCCTGCGCCGCCCCCGGAAGGGGCCACATGGCTGGCCTAGCGCTTGCGCGCCTGCCCGGTCTAATCGGACAGGCGTAACAAGGAAGAAGCGAGCAGAGGAGAACGACATGGCCCAGGTGCCTGACAACTCAAAGAAAAGCTTCCGCAAGGCTGGCACGCCCGACTGGCTCACCGGCGTGGTCACCCGCTGGAACGACGGCGAGACCTTCGGCTTTATCACCGGCGACGACGGCCAGAGCTACTTCCTGTCCAGTAGCGACCTGCCAACGGGGTACACGCACCTGCCTGTGGGGACCGCCGTCACCTTCACCAGCGGGGCCGCGCCCGAGCCGGGGAAGCGGCACCTTCGGGCCCGTGCCGCGCGCCCGAAGGAGGCCTAGCCGTGCCGTGGATGAGTTACCGGCGGCCGGGGGCCCTCGGGCTGACCCGGGTCCGCCTGACCCGCGGGCGGCGGCGCATGCTGCTGGCCCTGCTCACCGGCGCGGGCAACCTGTACGGCTGGCGGCTCTGCCAGGCTGCCCAGGTCGGGTCAGTCACGCTCTACCCGTTCCTGGACCACCTGGAGCACGCCGGGTGGATCACCCGGGAACTGCGGTTCGTCTCGGACCAGTGGCTGTACTGCTACTCCCTCACCGAGGTGGGCCGCTGGAGCGCGCTGGCCGAGCTGCGGCTGACCGCGCCCTCCTGAGCCGCCGCCAGCGGGCCCTGGCCCGGTAGAACGGCCACACCACCACCCGCTTAACCCAGTGCCGCGCCCGGTCGGCGGGCGTGTACCTCCCGTGCCCGATGTGGATGTGCGGCTCGCCGGCCCGGCCCTTGTTCCAGTCCGGCCCCCAGCGGCAGGTGTAGGGCTGCAGCGAGTCCGTGTGCCTCTCGCGCAGCCAGATGCTGAAAATCACCAGCCAGGCACGGCGGCGGCTGCGGTACCGGCGCTTGCCGTAGTGCGCGGCCCGCCAGTCCCCGTAACGGTGATGCTTCACGCCCCCTACTACAGCAAAGAACCAGCCCCGGAGGGGTGGCTCCGGGGCTGGCGGTGGCGGTGTACGGCGTAACCGTCAATCTCAGGGAGCCGGCGGCACCACGGCGGACAGGCCGCCGACCGAGGTGTCCAGGCTCGCCTGGTTCTGCGCGAGCGAGGACACCGCGGCGTTGAGCGCGCTGGTGTCCACGTTCGCCGGGAGGGCGCTGAGCGCCGCCTGGATGTTGGTCACGTCGGTACCGATGGCGGCGGACTGCGCCTGCAGGTCGCCCATCGTGGTGTTGATCTGCGCGACTGCCGCGTCGATGTCATCCTGCGATGCCATTACAGCTCCTAGTCTGCTGTCGATCTGTGACAGCCGCTGGTCGAGCCGCTGCTCCATCCTCTGGAGCGCGGCCTGAAGAGTCCTCCACGGAACCCACACGCCGGAGCTATCGGCGGTCAGGTCCTGGCCAGCGAGAGGATCACGCGTGCCGGGTCGCACTCGTGCGCCAGGTACCCGGCGGCAGCGACCGCGTTCTCAGGGCGCACGCCGCCGACGTGCAGGCCCTCACCCAGTTTCACCAGGTGCGCCGCGCCAGGGCCGCTGCGGACGGCGGGCACGTTCTCCTGGCAGCGGTTGCACTGGAAGACCAGCTCAACGGCACCGTCCGTAGCGATGCCTGCCATGATGGTGAAGCTCATCAGAAGATGAACGCGTTGACCCCGACGCCGGTCGGCACCACGCCCGCGTTGCTCGGCGGCACGCCGTCCATCGGGCCGCCGGGGAACGGGGCACCCTGGGAGGCACCGGAGACCGAGCCGCCGTAGGGCACGTAACGCGCGCCGAGCAGCACCATCGCCTGGCCGACCCCGGAGCCGAGGCCGCGCCCGTTGATGATGTTGGTCGTGTCGGTGCCGGAGACCACGTTGGCGTTCAGGATGCCGCGGACCACCATGTTCCCCAGGGCGTCGGTCGCCACCTTGCCGCCCGAGCTGGCCGGGAAGACGACCGCGCCGCCGACCAGCGTGATGCCGTCCGGGTTCACGCCGTTGGTGCCGGAGTTGAAGGCGGCCAGGCTGGCCGCGCCGGGGCCGCCGGTGTCGCGGGCATCGCGCAGCACGCCCACCGGGATCTGCCGCCCGTCGGTCGCGCCCGCCTGGTAGGAGAAGTACTTGCCGGACGCGATGTGCCGGGCGATGATGCAGCCGGTCGGGAGCACGCCCTGCCCGGCCGCGAGGGTGACGCCCCGCTGGGTGAAGCCGGCGTAGCTGAGAAGCAGCTCCTGGACGGCCTCGGCGTGGAACTCGTCGCCGAAGCCCTGGCCGTACTCGTGCGTCGGCTTGACGTACCCCGGTACGTAGTCGAACTCCACGCTGTCGTTAGATGGCATTTCGCGCGCTCCTCGTCGCTAGGCCCGGTCAGTTCCGGGTGCCGTCCGGCGTGAAGAACTCCTTGTGCTCCGCGGCCAGCCGTGCCAGCTCGGCATCGACGTCCTGATGCTGGCGCTGCTCGCCGTCCGGCCCGGCGACGCCCTGCTGCGCGCCGAGGGCGACGTAGGGCTTGTCCGCAGGGGCGAGGATCGCGTCCAGCCCGGCGCGGTTGGACAGCGCCATCTCGACGGCGACGTCCTTCGCCTTGGGCAGCAGGCGGCCGGCGTCGATGTAGCCCTCCACCTCGGTCGTGGCGGCGGCCAGCTTCAGCTCGTCCACCTCGCCGCGCAGGCCCTTGTTGCTGTCGGCCAGCTCGACCACCGCGGCGGTGACGTCGGACAGGCTCACCTGGCCGGGGTCCGCGGACAGCTGGACCGCGCCCGAGTCCTTGAGTGCCTGCGCGATGGCCGCCGGCAGTGCCTGCATGAACCCGGCCGACAGCGCGGCGGTGTCCGGCGGGGCAGCGGCGGACGCCTGCAGCGCGGCCACGTCGATGCCGTGCTCGGTCTTCAGAGCGGCGAGCAGCTCTTCCCTGGTAGGCACAGGTTCCTCCGGCGCGGGAGTCAGGACGACAACTTCGCCTGTGCTATCGGCCGACGCGGCGAGGACCTCCTTGTAGTCCTCAAGCCCGGTGACGTACGGCCGGTTGGTAACCGCGACGTGCAGCAGGGTGGGGCCGACCTTGTTGTTGGTCTTGCTGTCGGTGTAATTCGTGCTCAGGTACGCCGACGCGCCCAGGTAGGTCTTGCCGAACTTCTCGGCGTCCTGGCGGGCGTCGAGAAGCGCGTACACCTTGTCCCCGCGAGACCGGATGCCGACGACCTCGCCGAGGTTGGCACCGGGGTTCTCGACGTGCTCGTTCTTGTCGTTGGCGAGCGGGACCTGCACGATGTCGCAGTAGCCCTTGGTGAAGTTCTCCTGCATGGCGGCGACGAACGCGTCATCGACGTGAATCTTCTCGCCGGTCTTCGGGTGCAGCAGCACGCCCTTGTTCAGGATGTGCTTCTCGAACAGCCTCCCCTGCACCTGGCGCGACCGCGCGAGGGCAACCGGGACGTCAGCCACCGGCCGGAAGGTGTCGCCGCCCGGGGCAGGCACGATATAGCGCAGGTCATCGCCCATGCCCCTCTTATCGGATCAACGGGCCTCCGGGGCACGGGCCGCTACCAGGGAGGCGGCCTCCGCGAGCGCCTCCGACGCCTTAGCCGGGTCAGCGGCGGCCAGCCCGGCCGCCTCCCGCACCAGGGCCGCCGGGCCGTCCATGCCCGGCAGGCCGTCCAGCAGCCGGGCCAGCCCGGCAGCCCGGGCGGCCACGTCGGCGGCCGAGTCGGCGTCCCTGAGTTTCACGGCGACTCCTCCGCTTGACTTGAGTCTAGACGATCGTGCATGATGGACGACGTTGCAGCATACCGCGCAAGTTTCTACGGCAGGAGAACCGAGTGCAGGACGGCAAGGGCAGTAACAGCGGCGTCAGCGGCAACAGCTTCGCCAACTCGGACGCCATCCCGCTCTGGCTGCGAAGGCACTGGCAGTTCGCGGAGTACCCGCAAACGACCAGGTGGACGGTGCAGGCGTAAAACCAGTGACGGCACAGGAGGCCGCATGAGCACTGAAGGCACTGAGATGACAGGCCCTGCCTGGGTCAAGAGTTCGCTGAGCTTCGATGGCGGCAACTGCATCGAGGCGAGGCCGCTGCCCGGCGGCACCGTGGCCCTCCGCAACTCCCGCCACCCGCAGGGCCCCATGCTGGAGTTCACCCGCGCGGAGTGGGAGGCGTTCACCGGCGGGGTGAAGAACGGCGAGTTCGACGACTTCGGGAGGTAACTCCCCCGGCTCGCCAGCAGGCGGCGCTTCCTCAGCAGGGGGAGCGCCGTCCTGCGTTTCCGGGGGGGCCTCCGGCGCAGGCTCCTCCCGGACCGCCCACTCCTCCTGCACGTCACCCTCGCGGGTCACCCACTCACTGTCCACGCGAGGCTAATCGGGCTGGTACTCCACGAGGCCGGGAACCCCGGCCAGCACCGAGGCGGCCTGGTCCAGGTCCCGCTCGGTGCCGGAGACGGTGAGCCCCCCGTCGGTCATCGAGGCCACCTCCAGCGGGCCGAAGACGTACCTCACCTGGTGCTCCCGGGCGTGCTCGAACAGCGCGAGCACGCCGAGGGCGTAGGAGACACTGCTGTCCGCGAACCACCGGCGCGTCTTGTCAGCCACCGCCCCCAGCCAGTCTCTTCAGCATTTGGTCCAGCTCGTGGGCAGCCGCCTGCAGGAACGCGAGGTCGGCCTGGTACTCGTCCTCGGGCATGTCCCGGATGCCGTCTGCGGAGACGAACGCGCCGGAGGCGTGCCCGCCGTCCGGAGGTACTTCGGCAATACGGCCGGCCGGGACGATTTCCAGGCGGCACCTGCACAGCGGGTGAAGCAGCGGCCCCTGGAGCCTGCCCCGGTACGGCCTCGGCGGCTGCGTGTAGACGATCTTAGCGCCGGCGGGCAGCCCGTACCTCCGTGCCCCCGCCGGCGTGGCCACGTGCCGCTCACGGGACTGCGGCATCACGGCCGGGCCGCCCAGGTAGGGGGCGAAGCTCTCGCGCAGCCCGATCGTCACCCCGTTGAGCCGCCGGCACCAGTGGCAGCACGACGGGCTCTCCACGTGCGCCCTCCACCGCTTGCTCAGCTTCTCCCCGGCCGCCTCGCGGGCCATGGCGTCGCTGAGCACCGCGGCCGACAAGCCGGCTCCCTGTGCCGTGTGCGTGGCCAGGCGGGCCCGCAGGGCGGCCTTGCGGCCCCAGCCGAGCAGCGCGTCCCGCACCGCGCCCGCGCGCTCCTCCGCCGCTCTCTGGGCCGGGTGCTCGCCCGGGGAGTGCACCCCGGGGGTAAAGCGGCGCTGCGGGACCGAGGCGTGGGCGCGGCGGACTAGCCCGTGCAGGCGGGCCAGGTCCCCGAAGACCTTCCCGATGTCGTCCAGCAGGTGACCCAGCGTCTCGTCCTCGCCGCCCGCGCCGCCTGAGGAGTACCACGCCTGGCGGACCAGCTCCCCGGCTGCCTCGCGTGCCTCGTCCAGGGCCTGCCGCAGCACCGCGTCGGTGTCCGGGCGGCGCAGCAGGGCGTCGGCCGTGCCCGCCGGGTTGTTGCGGGTAACGAGCGCGAGGTACCCGGCCGCCTCCGCCACCGACTGGCGCACGGCTGCCGCGGCCTGCTGCCCGAGGTCCGCCACTACTCCGGGTTCAGGTCCCCGCGAAATGAAGTCCTGCGGTCAACGTCACCGCGGTACTCACAGACGGTGTATGGCGAGTTTCCGGGCCCGTGCTGCGGCGCGTACGGGCGCACGAGCGCGGCACGGTCGTCGCCGTAAGCCAGCGCGAAGTCCTCCATGCGCTCGTGCGTGTCCACGTCGCCCAGCCGGTCGAACAGCCACCTCTGCCAGGACCGCTCGTCGTAGGTGGCCGGCGGGACCGGGAAGTAGTGGTTGACGGCCATGACCCGCTCGGGGTGATAGGTGTCGCGCCCGCACCGGGTCACCACCAGCGTCAGGCCCCGGCTCTCGCCCGTGTGGCGGCCGGGCTTGTCCCGCTGGAGATCATCCTCAAGCTGCACTTCCCAGCCGAGGTCCCGCCGGTAGCGGAGCCTGGACACCAGGTCCGCGAGGATGACGGGGTACGGGGCTGTTTGGTGCATCGCCTGCGAGTCGTCGGTCACTGACCGGCAATCGGAGGCCGGGCACCGGGCTGCGCGCCCGGCCGACCCGGCGGCTGAGGCGGCTGCAGGTGCGCGTAGGCGAGCCCGGAGATGGTGTCGCCCGGCGGGACGACAAGGCTCTGCCCGAGCTGCGGGTAGACGGCAGCGGCCCCGGTCTTCGCAGGGGGCACCGTCTCCGGTGACACGGGCGCGGCCGGGGGCTGCCCCTGAGCCTGGGCGGCCAGCTCCAGCGCCATGCCCGAGGCGATCTCGGTTACCAGGTCGCGGGCGAGCGCCGCCATGGCGTCGTGCGCGCTCACCCGCCCAGCCCGTTGCCCTTGGTGTTGGCCCCCACCCCGCTGCCGCCGGAGGCTGACGTGCCGGTGGCCGAGGTCTGGGAGCCGACCGGCACCTTGATGTGCACCACCGGCTGCTGCGGCGACCCGCCCTTCCCGGCCTGGACCGGGTTCTGCGCCTGCTCCTGTGCCTGGGCGGCCATCTTCTTCTGCTGGGCCGCCAGGTCCTTCTGCTGCCTCTCGCGGTCCGCCTTGATCTTGTCGTAGTCGATGTCAAACCCGAAGTCGGTCGCCATCCGCTGCTCCAGGTCCAGCATGAACTCCGGCGTGACGTTGGCCTGCTGCCCGGCGACGGCAAGCTTGTCGAACGTGTCCTGGATGGCCGCCTTGGCCTCCTCGGTCAGCGGGCCCCACTTGAACTGCGGGTACTTGCCGGAGCCGAAGTTCCAGTCCACGAACCGGGGGAAGATGTGGTCGGTGATGATCCCGGCCATCTCCTCCAGGATGCCCTCCAGCATCAGGAAGTAGGTGACGTCATCCTGCTTGCCGAAGTCGACCAGTGTGCTATCCCCCTGGCCGCCACCCTGCTCGTTGTCGAACCACTGAGCGAGAACGCTCTTCGACATCTGCGAGTTGTGGTGGTTGATCAGCCCCAGGAAGTCAAAGCGCGACGCTGACTCGTTCAGCGTCTGCACGGTCCAGTCGGCGGTCGGCAGCGCGATGTACTGGGCGAGCCCGAGCTGGGCCAGCGCCCTGACGAAGTTGTTCTTGTCCTCGGCCGGGGCGTTGGGCACCATCGTGCCCACCCGCAGCCCGACCGCGGCCCGCTGCGCGGCCAGGTGGGCGATGTAGTAGAGCTTCTCTTTCTTGTCGTAGTGGTAGAAAGCCGACTCGAACATGCTCACGCCGTAGAACGGGCGTTCGGCTTCCTCGTGCGCGTAGTACAGCGCCGTTTCTTTCGCGATCTTGACGTCAATGGTGCGGCCCTGGAAGAACGTCCGCTGGCGGAAGCCGTTGAACTCGCCCTGGCCGTCGAGCAGGAACGTCAGGGTCTCCGAGGGACGCCAGTCCATCTTGCGCAGCGTGTACTTGCCCTTGTTGGGCCCCGTCCTGGGGACCCAGTAGACCATCTCCCAGGCGCTGAACCCGTTGAACAGCGCGAGCAGCATCTGCTTCACAAATTTGTCGAACGACTGAGACATGCCGCCCGAAGCTTTAGGCGCGAACAGCAGATCCTTACAGAACCGCGCTTCCTCTACCCCGCCTGTCACACCGTCAGCAGGAACGACGTCCGCATTCTTCATAGCGGACAACAGCGGCTTAGTCAGAAGACGGTAAAGAGCACGAGCCTGGCCATCACGGCGGCGCATGGTGACCAGTTGACGAATCGAAACAGGGTCATCTCGATTTAATTAATCGGAAGACCTCCCACGAATCGCGGTAAGTACGGAGTTGCGAAGGGCAAGAAATAAGGAACACCCTAAGCAACTAAACCAACCGCGAAGTTCTCCGCCTCTGGAGGCGGCTTCGGCAGTACCTGGTCTTCTTGGAGTACGTAGCCTTCCTGGCCGTAACCCTGCGTAGTCACTCCCATGCCGCCTGGCGGCTGCACGGAAGCGTTATAAGACCCCTGCCCGGAACCCGGGGTTGTCATCCTGGCATCACCTCCTCCCGCTAACGGGAGGCAGTGCCTCGAAGCGGCGCGTCATCTCCTCTCTGATCGGTCGGCACGAGCAGTACCGCTAGGTCTTCCGGGATTTCCTGCCACCTGTGCTCAGGGCGTTTGATGTGGCACCGCTTGCACAACGTGATGAGCCACTCCAGGTCGTTCACCCCGCGCAACCTGTACGGGATGACGTGGTGGACGCGCAAGCCCAGGCCAGAGAAACGAACGAACCCGCAGTCCTGGCAGGTGTAGCCGTCACGCTCTAGCGCGTCTACCCGGACAGTCGGCCAGTCCGTGCCACGCCACGACTGCTCAACCGAGTAGCCGCCCACCCAGTTGTAGTGGTCACTACCATGCCGAATGCCCCGCTGAACGCCGACAGCACGTGCCTGGCCTGCCACAGCACCCAGGCCGCGGCCAGTCTGCGCAGCCACCTGCTGCAGCGTCAGGGTGACATCAGCAACTAGAGCCAGTTCCCACTCGGCCCACTCCGCATACCGCTGGATGCCCGCCGTGCGCGCACGGATCTGTGCAGCTACCCTGGTGCGCCCCGTACGGCGGGCCACCTCGTCAAGCGGCAGGGACGTATCCCGGAGGACGGCAAGCTCCGCCTCAGTCCAGGCCTCACCGCCACCCGGTATCAGGCCGCAGCCCGTCCGGAAAGACCTGTCCACGCCCAGCTTGGCCGCCTTATGTTCGCCTGCAGCCTGCGTGCGGCCAGTTCGCTCCGCCACCTCGGCCAGCGTCAGCGACGTGTCCCGCAGCAGGGCCAGTTCCGCCTCAGCCCACGGACGGGCCACTACAGCAGCTCGATCGCGTACAGCTCAGCCTCCGGGCCCTCGCGCGTGTAGACCGTCCCGCCCTTGTCCTTGATGCTGAGGAAGTAGGCGTAGAACTGCAGCGCCCGGTTAACCGTGTCGGTCTTCGAGTCCCCGCCGAGGTCCACAGCTAGCTGCAGTGCACGATCAGAGCGGGCGGTGAGGTTGACCGAAAGACGGGTCAGGTCGTTTGCCATGTGGTCATCATACACACGATGACCACACGTTAGCTACTTGCCGGGCTGCCTCCGGGCGGGCTTGTCTCCCCCGGGCTCCTCGCCCGGCGCGTCGACCATCCCGGCCAGGTTCGCGTTGTTGACGAACAGGTGCCGGCCGTCAGGGAGCATCACCTGCACGCCGATGAGGTTGCCGGCCTCGGCCGCGAGGATGACCTCGCTGCTCGGGACGGTGACCTCGCTGACCCCGCCGACCGGCTGGATGAGGGTGACGACGACATCGCCCTTCTGGTCGCCGGGCGCGTTGCCGGACTCAGCCATGAAGCCGTGCCAGTAAGTCTGAAGGCGCATGCCAGGGCAATCGGACAACGCAAAAACCCCGCCAGTCCCGGGGGACGGCGGGGAGCATTGCCAGCACTGTAGCACGATGTGACGGATGTACCCTGGTGTGACAGGAGGCCGGATCGATCTCATGCCCGCGAAGCCGAGCACCGTACCCGGCCTCCTGCCCCCAGACTGCCACAGCGCGAGCATCGTGCAAGGCGGCCCGGGAGGGATTCGAACCCCCGACCTTCCGCTTAGGAAGCGGCAGCTCTGTCCCCTGAGCTACCGGGCTTAGGACCTGCGCCGCTGCAGCAGGCCAGGTCCCCGAGGCGGCACCGGGAATCGGACCCGGGTCATGCACGCTTTGCAGGCGTGCGCCTACACCACTCGGCCATACCGCCGTTGGCTGGGAAGCCTGGATTGGCACCAGGACCGCCCCGGTTGGACCCGGGGCGTGCTGTTTCAGGGCGTCGGTTATCCATGGGTTCCGCGCCCCTCAGGAGGGGGAATCCTCCCCGGGCTTCGCTCGTGCGCACGAGCTGGCCCGGCTTGGCCCTTACACCACTTCCCAGTACGCCCAGCAGGACTCGAACCTGCGCGCGCGGCTTCGGAAGCCGCAGCTCTCATCCACTGAGCTATGGGCGCTTGGAGGCGACACCAGGTGTCGAGCCTGGTCTGTCCGGAGACGGTTGCTTTACAGGCAACTGAGCGTGCCGCCGCTCACTGCCGCCATGGGGTTGGTAGCGAGGATCGAACTCGCATGTCTGGAGCCACAGTCCAGCGCTCTGCCATTGAGCTATACCGACCGTAGGCACTGGCGGATTCGAACCGCCGACCACTGGTGTGTGAGACCAGCGCTCTCCCGCTGAGCTAAGCGCCCTCGTACTGCGTGCCCCCCGGGAGACTCGAACTCCCACCCTCCCGGTTCGTAGCCGGACGCTCTATCCGTTGCGCTAGAGGGGCATTGTGCCTTGCGTAGGCGTACCTGGAGTTGAACCAGGGACCTCTTCCGTGTCAGGGAAGCGCGCGTTCCGCTGCGCTACACGCCCATGTCTTGCCAGAAGTAAAGAAACGGGTACCGTTTGAAGACGTGAGTTACCTTGTCGTCCTGGCCGTCGGTGCCAGCCTCGGCCTGTGGGCCGGAGTGCAGTACGGCGGCCGGCGCGCGCTCCGCCGGATCGGCCGCACCGAGTACAACGAGCGGACCCGCCGCGCCGGGCTGCAATGAGAGGCCTGGCCATGTACGTTCTCCTGGGTGCCGCGGTCGGCATCCTCCTCGATGACCTGCTGAAGGCAACCGGGCTGCACTGGCTGGTCTGGCCGGCCGTCGGCCTGCTCACCCTGGCCGCCGTCACCGGGACGCTCATCGGGCTGCGTAAGCGGTCTTGACGGGAGTCGAACCCGCGCCCCTCCGCTCGACAGGCGGGCACTCTGGCCACTGAGTTACAAGACCATGCTGTACTGCGCTCTCCGACCAGGACTCGAACCTAGAACCCGCTGGTTAACGGCCAGTTGCTCTGCCAATTGAGCTACCGGAGATAGATCGGAGAGGCCCCCGGTTGTTTAGCCCTTACTCAGCAGGGCCAGCCACGTGTTCCCCGGGGCTTTCGCCGGCCGCCAGTGCCGGACCTCGTTGCGGAGGCGGGATTTGAACCCGCGATCTCTGGATTATGAGCCCAGCGGGGACACCGAACTCCCCCACTCCGCGTCGTTGCCCCCAGGTTACCCCGGAGGGCTTCGCTCCCCCAACGGGATTCGAACCCGTGCTCTCGCCTTGAAAGGACGGCGACCTGGGCCACTAGTCGATAGGGGCGTATGTCCTGCGTGGTCCCGACGGGATTCGAACCCGTGTCAGTTGGTTGAGAACCAACCGTCCTGAGCCTGACTAGACGACAGGACCATGTACTTGCGCGCGCCGGGCAGGGCTCGAACCCGCGACCTGCCACTTAGAAGGTGGTTGCTCTGTCCACTGAGCTACCGGCGCTCGGTGCCTCCCGAAGGGGTCGAACCCTCATCCCATGGCTTAAAAGGCCCGGATGCTGCCATTGCACCAGAGAGGCTTGGTAGCGGCAGGCGGGCTCGAACCGCCGACCCCCGAATTATGAGTTCGGCGCTCTGACCGACTGAGCTATGCCGCCGTGGGCCTGGTTGGACTTGAACCAGCGACCTCTTGCTTATCAGGCAAACGCTCTAACCGACTGAGCTACAGGCCCATGGGACTCGACAGCACCAGTGACTGTGAGTATGCTTACGGACGCGAGCAGTAAATAGGCTGCTCGTAACGGCACGTGGTTCTCTCCTCCTTCTGGACCGGATCACCAGCCTGGCTGATTACGGAGGCGGTACCTGCAGCGGCCCGCGGGTGCCGCCTCAGTCATGCGAAGAGGAAGTGGTGGGTCTCGAACCCACACGGGAGTTACCCCTGACTGTTTTCTAGACAGCTGCCGTTAGGCCGAAGCTCGGCTCACACTTCCAGGTTCTCGTCGGAGGGCTCGCAGGCTGGCTCCCCGGCCGTAGCCAATGGCCATGAAGCGGTCCTCCATGTCGAACTTTGCCGCCCGCTGCTCAGGTGTGTACCAGCCGTTGCGCTGGGTCAGGACCGGGTACTCGTCAAGCAACATCCGAGCACGAGCCACCTTGGTTGGACACCGCATGTACGGGACGACCAGGCGCAGAAACTCCAAGATGCCTACGGTTCCGTGCATGCGCCAGGACCACTGCTGACGCCAGCGCTCGTTGCGAGTCTTCTTCGGGTAGATGCGCCCGCCAAAGCTAGCAACCAGCTCGTCAAGTATCTCTATATCCGTAGAGTCCACGACAAGGTACGGGGACCGGAACTTACCGCCTGATGGCGGACGCATAGTAACGCACCCGTCGGCGTCTAGAATCCCGGCGGCCCAGGCACAAGAAGTTTCGGAAGGCATACTAACTACTACGTTCAAGCAGAGAGCGGACGACTCGAACGCCACGGCCGGGGCCGCGATCCCGCTAGCAACGGGTCCCGGCACCCTGGCCGGGTCACTCTCCATGCCGGGGCTGCCCGAAGGCAGCCCCGCGTCCCTGTCGGCGAAGCGGCAGGGGTCGTAGGCGAGAAGGGAGTTGAACCCTCACGTCCTTGCGGACACTGACTCCTGAGGCCAGCGTGGCTGCCAGTTACACCACTCGCCCGTGAGAGGCCGGAGCCTCAGAGCCGACGACGGGATTTGAACCCGCGACCTCAACCTTGGCAAGGTTGCGCGCTAGCCAGCTGCGCTACGTCGACATGGAGCCTGTTCGGAGAATTGAACTCCGACTACGCCCGTACCGGGGGCGTGTGCTGCCGTTACCACTAAACAGGCACAGTTCCGGGAGCTGGACTCGAACCAGCGTGCCCTCGATCCAAAGTCGAGGCGGGATGCCAAACAACCCGTCCCGGACCGGGAGCCGCCGTCCGGTGCTACCCCGGACCTCCGGCCTTACAAGGGCCAGGCCGCGGTTGCGCGCGGCGGCTAGAGAGGGTGTTCTTTCTGCCGGTGCGCCACGGCGGCTCTCCCTCAGGTATCCAGAGCGGGACTTGAACCCGCACGCCCCTTCCGGGGCACCAGGCCCTCAACCTGGCGTGGCTGCCATTACACCATCTGGACGTGAAGAGGCCGGCACGGACTCTCACCGCTGCACACAGCGAGGATGCCAGGGGTCGATCACCTGGTCCGCTCAGTTCGGAAATGAATCCTCACCGTCTGGTGGGCACTCCCATCCTCTTTGCGACCTCAGAGCCCTCTGCAGGTACCGATCCTGCAGCCTCCGCATTACGGGTGCGGCGCTCCGCCATTGAGCTAAGAGGGCAGGCCCCCGGGCGTTCGGCCGCCGCAAGCGCTTGCGGGGCTTTCAGGCACCGGGGGTTGCGGGTGCTCTGGCCGCTGAGCTACCGGACGCCCCTTCCGGGGAGGCCAGGCGGGACTCGAACCCGCGACCTTCCGCCGCTGCGGTACCAGGACTCGAACCTAGAACCTTGTGCACCAGACGCACCTGCGCTGCCAATTGCGCCATACCGCATTGTTGCCGGGGCTCTTTGCTGGCCCCGGATTGACGGACCTGTTCCTCCCGCAGAGGGGGCCGGGCAAGGATTCGCAGGACGGCCTTGCCAGCCGTTTGTAGGCGAGGCGGGACTCGAACCCGCAGGAAGGCACGGGGTTTGAATCCGCCGCATATACCGGTTCTGCTACTCGCCCGGGCTCTACCTAAGTCCGGTAGAGAAGTACCCCGCCAGGGATTTGAACCCTGACCTCGATCGTTAAGAGCGACCTGCTCTGCCGTTGAGCTAACGGGGCAAGGGACTGGCGCGAACGGCAGCAGTGCCGGCCACTGCCGCCCGCCCAGGCGCAACTCCGGTGCAGCCCGGCAGCCGCAAGAGAGTTACTTGCACGTAACCGGATTATGAGTCCTTGTCCGTACCCGAGGGGATGACGGGAATCGAACCCGCGTCGTCTGCTTGGAGGGCAGATGCCTGTAGCCATTCGGCCACATCCCCAGAATGCCTCCGGGCTCGCAACGGGGTTTCACCGGCCGCCGGCGCGCGTCCGCGCCGGCGTCCCTATTACCGGAGGCACGTAGCCACTCCCCGAGTCGAACGGGAGACCTCTCGCTTTTCAAACGAGCGCTCGTACCAGCTGAGCTAAGCGGCCAAAGCCCGGGACAGCCGCCTTGCGGCGTGGCCTGTTGCCCGGGTAGCCCCGAAGGGCCGGTCGGGAATCTCGGAATCGAACCGAGTTTGTCCTGCTCCCAAAGCAGGCGGGTTAGCCGTCTCCCTCATTCCCGTCACAGGCGTTCAGACCGCTGAACTACCAGGCCGGAGCCCTCGCCCGGAGTTGAACCGGGATTTCCTGCTTGCGTCTGGCTAGCAGGATTCGAACCTGCGGCCCCTGCGTCCCGAACGCAGTGCGCTACCAAGCTGCGCCATAGCCAGTTGTTGCTCCGATCCGGGGACGCCGGACGGTTGTGCCGCCCTCGCCGTGGAACCCGCGGTTGCATTCCTGGCGAAGGGCACCGCCGCTGCAGCAACAGCGACTCAGCCGTACAGCGCCGCGGGCAAAGACCGGCCATGTTGTTCCCGCGTTGCCCCTGGCCCCTCAGCCGTGCTGCCGGCTTACTCACCAGGTCTGTGGAGAAGGCGGGATTCGAACCCGCGACACGCCGCTTGCGGGGCGGCTGCTCTACCGGACTGAGCTACGTCCCCAGAGCCACACTTCCGGGTCACGGCAGTGGCCTCCGCGAGCCAGGTGCACCTTGCGTACGCCGAGGTGCACCACCCGAGTTAACGCGGTGCTCTGCCACTTGAGCTACCGGGCTCGGCCGGCACAGGCTTTCCGCAACGCGTACTCGCATGAGTGCCGGCCTCTCAAGAGCCCGGGCAGGATTCGAACCCGCATCTTCCGCCGTGGAGCCTGCGGGATTTGAACCCGCGACCTGTTGTCTGCCGAGCAACTGCTCTACCGACTGAGCTAAGGCCCCATTGAGGCCGGCCCCGCCCGGTGTGAACGGGCAGGAGCCGGCCTGCGCTCCCGTGGCCCTGGCGGAAGTACTCCGCACCAGGGCACCGGGGAGTCGCGTGCGGCGAGATGGCGCTCGCCGCGATGATGCTCACGCTGTGGACTTGGCAAGATGCAGTTGACATGCGCCCCGTTGGCTTTCGCCGCAGGTGACGGTCGCAGGGGAGGAGGGATTCGAACCCGCGGCACACGGTTTTGGAGACCGCTGCTCTGACCTACTGAGCTACACCCCTATGTTGAGTTGTCCAACTAAAAACCGCCCGCCGGATTTCTCTCCGGGGGCGGCTCCTGGTGCAGGTTGGCCGCTACACAACGACCGCCTTGTTCGCCGGGATGCAGTTGTCTTCGGGCAGCATGGCGGCTGCGAAGGGCTCGTGCCCTCGCTGCCACTGCTTACTCGCTGACCTGTGCATCATGATCCTTACGGTAGCGGAGCGGGACCTACCCGCGCCAGTTCTTTGCGGTGAACCCCGGGGGCGGCTTGTTGGGTCGCACCCCGGGTAACTCCTAAGGTACTACCCTGCTTGACTGGTGTCAAGCTACATTTTCAGAGATTCCCCTCCTCGTCAAAGAGGCTGGTCAGCGAGCCGCTCGCCACCCCGCCGCGGTCGGCGTCCACGGCCTGGCGCACCACCGGGTGCATCTGCGCGCGGACCTCCAGCGGCGTGGCCTGAGCCACCCGCGCGGCCACCATGGCGTCGGCCAGGCGCTCGGGCATGGTCCCGGCACGGGCGGCGAGCTGCCCCATGGGCTCCCGCAGGTCCTCCTCGGTGAGGCTGGCCGCGTACGCCATCAGCACCTCGAACGGGATGCTCACAGCCAGCCCCGGTGCTGCTCCACGAAGTCCTGGTAGTCGGTCACGAGACCGCAATCGGCGCACTCCAGCCCCGGGTTCATGGACGTAATGAACGGCAGCTTGTCGCGGTGCCGCATCAGCCCGGCGTTCACCAGGAAGAACGCGCTGCCGCAGTACGGGCAGAGCAGCCGGAACGGCTTGCGGCGGAACCACACGCCAGAGAACCTACTGCAGGTAGTCCCCGCTGACCGAGCCCCAGTCGTCCAGGTAGCTGCTGCCGTACTCCATCCCGGGCCGGTCGGCGGGCATGAAGTTGTCCGGGCCGAGCACCGACATCGCGGCCGGCATGCCGGCGGGCGCGGGGATCTCGGCGGCCGGGCCGTAGAACTGGACCTGCCCGGGGTAGGCGCGCTTGCCGCTCGCGTCCTCCATGCCGCCGACCCCCAGCGCCCCGGAGACCGCGCCGGCGAGGGAGTCGGCCTCGTCCTTGGAACTGTCGCCCAAGTGGTCGATCTTGCCGTTCGGCAGCCGGGACAGCCCGAGCAGCTCGACGATGGTCAGCTCGCGCAGCGGGGCCTCAAGGCGGCCCTCGTACATGACGTCCCGCAGCGTCCGCCAGCCTTCCTCGCTGACGTCGGTGGAGAAGCGGTCGGTCTCGATGCCGTGGCTCTCCAGGATCTGCATGCTGTCTTTCGACTGCCACTGATCAAAGCTAAAGAAGACGACGGGGAAGCCCATCCGGCGCAGCTCAAGGCAGAGCATCCGGGCCCACCGGATCTGGATCTCCATCGGCGGCCTCGCGCCGGCGTCGGACTCGTACGAGATCGTGAAGTCGACCTTCACCACCGGGCGGCGCTCGCTGACCTTGATCTCCAGGCCCTCTTCGTCGTTGCCGGTCAGAACGTGGTCCTGCCAGCGCTTGACGTGCGCCATGCTCACGCCGGCCCGGTCGCCGGTAGCCGCCAGGTCGGCGTGCATCGCGTAGAGCGCGCCCTTCACCGGGAAGAAGTCCGGGGCGAAAGTGTAGAGCGGCCTCCAGGTCGCGCCCTCGCGGATGTACGCCACGTCCACCGGGGGCTGGGCGACCTCGAAGAAGCACTCGCGCAGCGCCTGCTCGTTGGCGAAGTACGGGTTGATCGCGCGCCGCGGCTTGCACTCGTACTTGGCCTCCGCCATCGCCGGGTCGCGCTCGTAGTCCTCGGCGAAGGACTCCTTGCCCTTGATGCGGGGGTTGGCCTCCCAGGTGGCCAGCGGGCCGGACACGTAGTACCGGCTCGCCCCGCCCTTCGCCTCGTTGTCGGCCTTGCCCTTGGCGACCAGCTGCTGGATCGTGCTGCCCAGGTAGCGCGGGTAGCTGATGTGCACGTTCTTGAAGGTCTCGGGGAACCGGGTGGTGGCCGAGGTCCGGATCATGTCGAGGATGGCCTCGGCCGAGGAGGACGACTCGCGCTGCTTGGCCCCGGTGTTCCTGGCCAGCTCCGCCGCCGAGCGGAACGCGTCAATCTCGTCGGCGATGCCGAGAATCAGGTTGAGGCCCTCCTGGCTGTCGGCGTCGGAGTGCCCGGACACGGCCTCGATGTTGTGCTCGAACCTGATGGTGTCCAGCAGGGTGACCGTGCGCTCGCCGCGCGCGCCGCGGCGCTGCCGCTCGGCCGCGTCCAGGATGTCGACGCCGGCCTTGCGCTGGAACCAGCAGCCCGGCCGCTGCACCGCGCGGCGCATGGGGGCGAAGAACGCGCGCTGGGCCTGCTTGGAGGAGGACGCGACGTTCAGGACGTGAATCGAGTCCTGCTCGGGCATCTGGTAGTAAGCCTGCGGGGACTTCAGGCACAGCAGCAGGTAGCAGACCCGCATGGCGATCATCCGGCAGGTGTGGTCCTTGCCGCCGCCCTTGCCCCACTCCAGCTCCAGGAAGTTGACCATGCGCGTCGGCTGCGACCAGTAGTCGCGGACCTGCCTGTCCGCGCTGGCCGCGAGCAGCTCGTAGGTTGCCAGGTAGTAGACCCGCTCGGCGTGCCGGACCGCCTCGTACTGCACCTCGCTCAGCGGCGGGTTGGCCAGGTAGCCGCGGTCCCGCACGAACACGTCGAGCGGGACCGGCTCCTCCTCGAAGAGACCGGTCCCGCTGACGGACGTGCCCGTGCCGCCGGTTACCCCGAGCAGGGCCGCGGCGGCTGCGCCGGCAGAGGTCACGCGACGGGCGGGCCCGGCGTAGGCCGGCCCGGCCACCACGGGTAGATGCGGTACAGGTGGTAAGCCAGGCTGATGCAGCCGAGCAGGAACACGCCGACGTAGTTGAACGGGACCGTTCCCTTGCCCACCCAGAGCAAGATGAACGAGATCAGGTAGAGCAGCGCGGCCAGGGCAGCGAACACGGCTACCATCCCCTTTTCGGCTCAGAGCCAGGGCGGTGCAGCGGGCCGCCCTCGTGGTTGTTGTCTCCGAAGTGCTGGTGCGGGTGGTCGTGCGCCGCGGTCAGCGGGTGGCCGTGGGCGTGCGTGCCGGTGAACGGCGCGTGGTGCATCGCCACCCCGCCGTCGCCGACCGCCTGCTTAGCCAGCGCGACCATGGAGGCAGCGGCCTTCTCGTGGTCGTCGTCGCTGCCGCCGAAGCCGGGCAGCGAGTTGACGTCAACTCCCAGCTCACGTGCCCGCCTGCGGATCAGGGCCTTGGCCGCCGAGGCGTTGCCCTTCCCGGAGGCGGCCAGCACCGCGGCGGAGTGCAGGTGCTTCTTGTCCTCGATGGGATAGGACCCGTCGGGAAGCGCGTGGTTGCTCTTGGCGGCCTTCTTGCGGCCCTCGGCGGTCTCGCTCTCCGGTGTCAGCGTCACCAGGGCGGTGTCAATGCCAGGGCGGCCGGACAGCATGACGTCCAGCGCGCGGGCCAACTGGGAGGCCTTCACGTTCTTGTCGCTCTTGGCGCACATGGCCGAGGCGCGGTCGGGCGGGACGTTGCGCTTGCGCAGCGCCTTGAACGTCGCGTGACTGGCGTGCCCGCCGCCCTCGTCGTCACCGCCGGGGCCCTTCTTGCCGTCGTCCGCGTCGTCGCTGGCCAGCAGGAGGGCCAGCTCCCGGGAGGCGGCCTGGACGGCCAGCAGCAGGTCGGCGTCCGGGTCCGGGGGCCCGTCGCTTCCCTCCGACAGCCGCAAGAGCTTATCCAGTGACACCGAGCCTCCCGGGGGCGAGCGGATTCCGCCCGGGTAATCGGACTACCGGGACGCCGCTGCCGTCAGGCGGTCCACCGCGCTCAGCCTCGCCGGGCCGTTCGGGTTGTCGGTGCCGAGGGTGCGGCCGGTCACCGGGCTGACGGCCTTCCCGCCCGCCTGCATCCGGCCCGCCGTGTCCGCCTGGTGCGTCATGTTGCCCATGTCGGCCAGGGCCCGCACGTGCGCCAGGATGTGCCGGGCCAGGTGGTGCGCCCCCGACTCCTTCGCAATCATGACGGCGCGCATCGCCGACTGCGCTCCCCCGGCCGGGCTGGTACGGAGCATCTCCCGGGCCCTGGCCAGGTAGGCGTTCACCCGCTCCTTGTCGAGCGCGGGCAGCGCCGCCAGCTCGGCCGAGGCACGTGCCTCGGTGATGCTCAGCAGGCCCTCGGGCGGCTGGATGAGCGGGGTCGCGCCCGAGGTGTCGGACTCCGTTGGCTCCGACACGTCCTCGCCCGTCACCACCGCCAGCGCGAGCTTGTCCAGTGCGCTCATGTCATCATCCTCCGTGAACCGGCCCAGCTGCGACGGGCCCGAGAAAACCCCGTGAAAGAACCGCTTGCGGATGCGGTCGCTCAGCGCGGCCAGCGCCATCTCCGCCTTGCGCCACTGCTGCGCCTTGACGGTCCCCTGCTTCATCGCCGTTGTCGCCGAGGACTGCCCGGCGGGCGGGACGCGGGTGAACACGTTGGCGGTGTAGGCGCTCGGCAGCATGTTCCCCAGGTCGGCCTTGTGCGCCGCGTACATGGCCGCCTGGGCACTGCGCATCACGCTCAGGGCTTCGAGCGGGTTGTCCTTGGTCAGCTTCCAGGCGGCCTGCTCCAGGAACTTCTTAGCCGTGTCGCTCAGGTCCCTCTGGCTGCACTCGGGGACCAGCGGGATGACCGCCTTCACCTCGGCCGCGGTCGGCAGCGCCACGGCGGGCGGCAGCGGCGGGCTCGGGCTGACGGCCTGCACCGGGTTCTGGTACATGCCGTACTGGGAATACCGTCCGCCAGGCGGCGACGGCAGAAGGAACGGGCGCGCACCGGGAGCCGTCGCCGCCGCCAGCCCTACGGCCGAGGCCGCGGCGTGCTCGTGCGCGTCGGCCTTGTCCTTCTCCCACTCGGCCACGTTCCGCTGCGCGGCGGCCCGGACGTCCGGGTGAGTGCGCTTGCCCTTGCCGCTCCTGGTCTTCCAGCCGCCCGGGTTGACGCCGGCCGCCCACTTCTTGACCACGCCGACCGCCACCCGGTAGGCCTCGCGCTTGCCGTACCGGGCGACCAGGTGCGGGTACAGGTGCTCGATGTACGGCGGCAGGTGGCGGCCCTTCATGTGGAACAGGCCGGGGCCGCCGGGCGGCACGGTCGGCTTGACGACCGTGGAGGCCTCCGGCGTGCGCGGGGTGAACTTGACCAGAGCGCCGCCCTCGTCCTGGCCTGTTGCGGGCCTGCAGTGCAGGTCAGGGTGGTCCCGGCCGCCCTTGTCCACGTGTCGGTACCACGGGCACTCGCGCATGAGGTGGTCATGGGCCTCGCGCTCCTCGTGCGCTGCCTCTAGCAGCTCCAGGGCTCCCGCCATTGTCAGGCCCCGCTCAGCGCCTCGACGAACTTGTCCTGCAGCAGCGCGCGCAGGCCCGGCTCGTCCACCGCGGCCAGCACGGTCAGGAAGACGTCGCGGACCTTCTCCGGGGCGAGGCCGCCGGGGTCGGCGCGGCGGCTCTTGAGCCGCACGTCGTCCCAGGTCTTGGCGATCTGCTCCCAGGCCAGGATCGCGTCCTTCTCCTGGCCCGGGTGCTGGTAGCCGTCGTCGGTGCCGTAACCGCGCCGGGAGGTCTGCTGGTGCTTGAAGAACCAGTTCAGCATCACCGAGGTGCGCATGATCTGCGCCGACGACATGTCCAGGCCCTCGCACTCGCCGCGCGCGGTCGAGTAGAACTCCTCGTAAGAGGTGCGCAGGTCGCCGTCCTCTACGCTCTTCGGGCAGGTGAACAGCCCGTCGAACTTGTCCCAGTCACTCGCCATGCCCTGCTAATCGGGCGGACCCGTGGTGAGGGCAGCCGGGTTCCGTCGTCAGGCGCACCCAGCCCGCGCCCATGCTGACGCCGTACAGGAGGCCCAGGCTCTTGTACGCGTACTCGCACGTGCACTTGTCGTCTTTGTCGACGTACAAGATCCACCGCCGCAGGCCCTCGTCCGCACGAACCAGCACCGGCCTACCGCTCCCGCTGCCGACCGCCCAGCCGGATGCCGCGCTGCACGTTCTCGTGCTCGGCAGCCCACCGGACCCACTCCGCGCGACTCATGCCGGTATTCAGCTCAGCCAGCCGGTCAGCCAGCACCTGCACCATCCCGTAGCAGTCCTCGGCCGCCTCGTAGGCGTCGCCCAGATTCTCGATCATGCCGGTGAAGCTGCCGTTACTGCGCAGACGCCCCGCGCCGGTCGTCATGTGCTTCCAGGACCCTGCCACCTCAGCCCTCCATCCGGTACCGCACGTTCTCACGGTGGTCGCGGAACGAGCGCGCCTGCTGCAGCGGGAAGATGCCCGGCGTCGAGTACACCCCGGCCAGCTCGCCGATAGTCTGACTGCGCGCGGCGTCCGGCACCAGGTTCCGCCATGGCCCGGTGCCGGACAGCCGCTGCATGTTCCAGTCGTAGCCGGACTCGTTGAACGCCGCGCCGCTGTCGCAGTCCCAGTCCCACACCGGGCGGATCGTAGCCCGCCAGGTGTGCTTTTTGGTGCACCACACCCAGGGGTTGAAGTACGGCAGCAGCCGCACCGCGGCCTGGTCGGCGTCATCGTCCTCGCGCGGCGCGGACAGGCCGTCCCAGCCGGCCCCGCCCTGGTTGTGCGCGCAGATGCACAGCGTGCCATCCCTGTACTGCGCCTGCCCCCAGGCCATGTAGCGCAGCACGTCGCTGGAGACGATGACGTCCTCCTCGCCGCACAGCACCCACTCAGGGCGAAAGCCGTCGAGCACCCGGTCAATGGCCTCGCCGAGAGCGCGGTGCATGCCGGGGCCGTGCGCGGCCTCCGTGCTGTCCTTCAGCACGGCGATCTTGCGGCCCAGCGCCTGCTCGGCCTCGGCGATGACGTCCATCTGGTCGTCCATCCGGACCGACCAGCCAAGGGCGACAGCGACCATGCGCAGCTCGCCGACGTCCTCGGCAGCAGCCCACGACGCAAGAGTGCGGCGCAGGTACTCGGGCCGCTTCCAGGCGGTGATGAGCAGGGCGGTGTCGTTCAGCATGCGCTCTCCCTCGGGCGGAACCAGATGTCAGGGGCTGGGCCCCTAGGCTTCTGCAGCTCAGGGTCCCAGCTCTCGGCGATCCACTGCGGCCAGGTCTCGTCAACTTCGGCGGCCCTGAATTGGGTCTCGCCCGGCCGGCCGCTGCCCGGCCACCACAGGCCCTCGCGGTAGTACCGGCCGGCCGCCAGCCCGGCCTCGGTCTCGGGGATGGCCTCGGCATGGCTGAAGGCGTGCACCTTGTCCCGGGCAGCCTGCTCGCCGCCCAGCCAGGTCATGTGCCAGCCGGCTGGCCGCACGTCCTCGTAGGCCGGCCAGCCGGCCTCGCGCAACTGAGTGAAACTGCTCAACTGGCCGTAGCGCATCACCGACGGGGCGTGCCAGGGCCAGGGCACCTCCCAGTCGACCGCGAACATGAAGAACCGCAGCTGCAGCTTGCACGGGGTAACCGACCTGCGGTTGATCCCCAGCGACAGAATTGCCTCACGCGAGGGGATCTCGTCCGCGTCGCCGTGCAGGATGAGGTCGCCGTGCCGTGCGCCCGCCCGTTCAAGGCCGACGTGCACCGCCTGACGGGAGCTGTGCTCGCGCGCCCAGGCGTCGCCCGCTTCCTTGCCCACGTGGTTGGTCGACGGGTGGTGCCTGACGTAGGTGATGCGCCGGGCCCAGGGCGCGAACCGCTCGCGCTGCTCCTCGAGGGTGAACGGCTTGGGCCGGCCCTGGAAGGTCAGCCCGCCCTCCACGATGACGTGGTGCACGCCGATGGTCTCCAGCTCACGCAGTCGGCACTCCAGCAGGTCCGGCTCGGTGCCGATGCCTGAATAGAGGCAGGTATCGAAGACCCTGGTCACAGGACTACCCACCAGAGCTTATTGAACTGCTCAGAGATCGCCCGGCCGGGGAAAGCCTGCCGTACCCCGGCCTCCACCGTCGGCCAGTTCCAGTCGTCGCCGGCGAAGATCGCCCCGGGCACGGCGTACGGCAGCAGCGCGGTAATGTTGTCGGCCACCTCCTGCCTGGTGTGCGAGGCGTCCAGGTGCAGGAACCGGATCGGCTGATCCCACTTAGCGGCGAACTCGCGCCAGTCCATCTTCCAGACCTGGACGTTGCCGTCGGTGCCCTCGGCAATGTTCGCCTTGAAGATCCCGTAGTTATCACGCTTGACCAGCTCAGGGTCGATGCCCAGGCCCTGGGCGAGCCCCTCCGGGTCGTCGCCCTGCCAGTGGTCCACCACGTGCAGGACCCGCGGGCGGATGGCATTGGCGATCGGGATGGCCGAGCGGCCCTGCCAGGTGCCGATCTCGATGGCCGCGCCGTCCAGGTAGCCGGTGGACTGGGCCAGGGCCGCCAGCACGTCGAGCTGGCCCTGGCTCATCCACTCTTCGGTGAACTGGAGCGCCACCTAATCGGTGTCCGCGATGGCCTGGCGCACCAGGCAGTCCTTGGCGTCGACCAGGTGCTGCAGCCCGAGCAAGAGCTGGGGGCCGTCTTCGAGCACCCTCAGCAGCTGGTCCCTCATGTCACGGAACATGGCAGCCACCGTAGCGGGAACGCCTGCCGGAAGGCCGGGATTCGGCTCAAGCCAGCGGCACTTCTCGCGAACGGACGGGTGGCGGGTCTCCCAGCCAGTGCTCACAGTGCCCCCAGGATGTCCCTTACCTCGCTGTAGGAGGCCCGCTGGCCTCCGGCAGCGGCAATCGGCGCAGCCTGCTCAGGCGGGGCGAGCTTCCTGGAGACCATGGCCAGGGCGAGCACCAGGGCGGTCTCGCGGTCGTCGACCCGGACCCTGGCGTGCAGGTCCCACAGCACGGCCATGGCGGCGTGCACGCGGGGGGCACCGAGGCGGCCGGTGAGTTCCCTCCGGACTGTCAGTGCCCCGCCCTGCGCGCTGATGCCCGCACCGCACGACAGCACCAGCAGGTCGCGCAGGCAGAGGACAAGCTCGCGGGCGACCTGCCCCGGGTCGCCGTACGACGCCAGGGCGCTGCTCATCGCGGCGTACATGGCCGCCGGGTCGCCGTCGGCCGCCGCGGTCAGCAGGGCGGGCGCGAAGTCGGTCTCCCCGGTCAGCTCGCGCCACATCTCCAGGCTGCCGATGCCGACCGAGGCCACCTGGTCGAGCCGGACCACGGCGTCGCGCATGCCGCCCCGGGCCGCCTCGGCGATGGCGGTCAGCAGGGCGGGCTCGGCCGCGAACCCCTCGGCCTGGCAGATG